GCTCGAAAGAAAAATATACGTTTTAGAAATTCAGATGGCACTTTTTCAAAAGGTGGTTACGAAAGCATGGGATATGTAATTGCTAGCAATATCTATAATCGTGGACTAAGAGGCAGTTTGTTTTTTACTGATCCTTTTATGAAAGCGTACAAAAATCTTATACCTGCATTAGAAAAAAGTCTTGTATCTGATATTGAAAACTTTTTTGATATAGCAACTAAAAACATAAATAGATGAGTACAAAGATAAATGTTAGAAGTCCTTTTTATTTACACCTAGTAGAGCCTAGTCCACCGCTTCCAGACTTTGACTGTTTAGTTGCATTTACAAACTCAAATCAAACAGGATTTGCAGTTGATAATCAAGGGATTATTACACCACCTAGCACAAGTGCAGGTGTGATAGAATCAATATCTAGTGACGATGCGGACTTTGCAAATAACAAATTTCCAACAGAAAGCTCTGACACTACAAGATCGATAAAAGTAAACATAGCAATTCCCCCTGCATTATTTGCTAATTCAAGTGATGGATTTTTTGAATGTACTTTAACAACAATACAACCAGGCATTACAACTTCAGTAGTACAGCCAACAACTTGTTCTGGTGGCCCAACTAAAAATGGTTCTATTGGTGGTCAAACATTAACAGTTGGCGGTTCTAGTGTAACAATAGATTTAGCTAGTTTTTTTAATAGCGCAACAGTATATGATGTTTCTAATGTAGATCCTAATATTGTAACAACAGCTTTAAGTGGCAGCTCTCTGACATTATCTCCTAATGTAATTGGTGGCACGACAACAGTATATGGTATTGGTAGAGATGCAAGCTACCCTACAACCTGTGAAGAAACTCAAGCAATATCTGTGACAGTAAATGCAGGGAGTGCTTTAGGATGTACACTAGCGGGTAAAAGCATTTTACAAGGCGGTTCAATAACAGCAGCAGGAGTAATTACTGATCCTGTTTCACCTGTTGCAGGAATAGTAGAAAAATCCTTAACAAGTGGTGGCACGCCTATCACAAGTGTTTCTGCTAATACAGGAAGTTCATCACAAACAGTTAAATTATTTTATAAACTTACTCCACCTGCAACTTTCACAAATTCAGGAACACCGATTATATGTGAAATAGATTTACAACAAGCAGGAACAGCAGATCCAACATTTAGCTGTGCTATAGCAAATTTAACAGGCGGTGGTATTTCACAAAACGGTGCTATATTAACACCTACTTCTAAAATCGGTGCAACAGTAAAAACACCTGCAAGTGGAACAGCATTTCCAACAGTCACAGTTGACACATCGAGAACTGTTAATTTCCCTGTTACAATTCCAAGCGGTTATCAAGATGCAGGCACAGATTTTCCTGGTGGATGTGATGTTACATTTACACAGCCTGCAACAACACCTACATGTGGAAGCAATACTTTGTACATAAGCACAGGTGCAGTTGAACCTCCTAGCGACACAGCAACACAAAGCCATTGCAATAAAATACAAGTAGTAGGAACATACACGGAAATAAAAGCAACAGATCCTAGTGTAACAGGTGTTTTAGATACTGTGGTTTGTAGTAACGGAACTCCCTTTGATGGTAGAGACCTTTATTATGTTATAACAACAGGCATAGTAGATGCAGCAGGTGGCCCTGGTATATCACCTTTTAATCTAGTTAAAATCAACAGAAACGGACAAGTCACAGAAATAGCTGTTGGTGGATGTCCAACACCTAGTAGTGGTGGTAATCAAGCAGGAACATTATTTTAATATTATGAGTTTAAAAAGAGTAGAAGTCGATTTATATGTTTGGGATGGAGGTTTATCAGATCAGCCTAGCACACCTGCATATTCAATAAATAAAAGCGTAATATCTGGGCAGACAAATGTAACATTAGAAATTGCAGAGCTAGTCAGAGATTATTTGACAATTAGTTTTAATGACGATTATAATTCTATTGCTAGATATGTCAGAGCGATAGTAAATTCTTTTGACGATTCAGACGAACCATTTGTCACAAATCCTATTATAACAACCTATGTTGCAGTAGATGGCTATGGGTATTATGAAGAAGGTACAAACCCAGAACTAGATAGACACGCTCTAATCAGCTCTAATAATATCTATATTCCAGAGAATACAGCAGGTAAGTTTCCAATATTTGCTGAAGGTGTTGGTAAAGTCATAATAGATTCTACTACAACACAGATAACAGATAGTGGTAACACAAATCAAAAAATTCAATACATAACAATCCCTGCAAATAGTTCTTCAATACAGGTATATGACACAGACGACACAACACTAAAAAAGACTATCGCTGTGTCTAATATTTGCGAGCCAAAATTCACGCCTTACAAAATAACTTTTGTCAACAAATTTGGTGCTTTTGAAGATATGTATTTTTTTAAAAAAAGTTCAGAAACAACAAATGTAACTGATGAAATGTATAAAAGAAATATTGTCACAAATACATCTTCAAGTTACAACACCTACGATAACCAAAAAGAAAGAATGAATGTTAATGCAAAAACTACATTGACATTAAACACAGGATTTATTGCAGAGGACATGAACCAAACTATTGAAGAGCTGTTTTACACAGAAAATGTTTGGATAAGGTACGAAGGTAAAACACTACCTGTAATCCCTGCTTCTAAATCACTACAATACAAAACACAGCTAAACGATAATCTAATCAATTATACAGTTCAATTTGATTTTGCTTTTGACAGAATCAACAACGTAAGATAAATGCTGCAACTGCAAATATATTTTAACTCACAGCAACTTGATTTGTTCAAGGATGAAAGTGTTGTACTAACACAATCAATTCAAGACATAAAAGATATACAAAAAGTATTTGTTCCTTTTACACAAACTTTTAATGTTCCTGCATCTAAAAACAATAACAAAATTTTCAAGCATTTCTACAATTTCAATATTGATGGTTTTGATGCTAGAAAGAAAACAGATTCAGAATTATATCTAAACTATAAGCTATTCAAAAAAGGTAAAATAAAGCTTGAAGGTGTACAGTTAAAAAATAATGAACCTCACACTTATAAGCTGACATTTTTTGGCAATACAATTAACTTAAAAGACATTGTTGGTGAAGATAAAATAGCAGCTCTTAGTCATCTGAAAGATTACAATTTTGACTATAACGATACTAATATAGAATCACTAATGGAAAGTGGTTTAAATATATTTAGTACAGGTGGAACAATTAGCAACGCTGTTATAATCCCCTTAATTACTCACACAGATAGATTAATATTTGATAGTGATTCTGCTGTTGTTAATACAGATACAATAAAAAACATAAATCCAACAGCAGGAACAAGCACAGATTATGGCGTGCCTTTTAAACAGTTAAAACCTGCGATAAGATTATTTGCAATCATAAAAGCTATAGAAGCACAATATAATTTAGACTTCAGTTCAGATTTCTTCAACACTACAAATGAACCTTTTTTCGGTTTATATATGTGGTTGCACAACAAAGAAGGTGAACTGTTTCAGGATTTAGATGCGCAGTTTTTGGCCTCTGGTTTTTCTGTTACAAGTAAAGACAAAACAATGGGGCTTGGTACTTTTTTCACAGGCTTTACAACTTCAAGTTTTGAAACTAAGATTGATGAAATTAGAAAGTCTAGAATATTTGATGGCATACCTGTAAATAAAATAGAAAGAGCGTTAAATGTAAAAGTTGAACCATCTGGTTCAGCAGGTTATAGCTTAGTGATAAAAAAAGATGGCGAGGAGTTTCAAAGGTTTGATGGTCTAACAGGCGTTACTGAATTAGGACAAAGCACAAGTCTTAAAAGAGATCAATTTTTAAGAATAGACGATGGCGTATATACATTCTTTATAGAAACAGATGCTGTATCTAGTTATAATTTGACTATGACACACTTTGTAAAAAGTCTTAGAGCATTAGGTCGAAGAAAGGATATTACATTCACAGCTAGTGCAGCAAAAACATCTGACAATCCTGTGACAGTAACACAGTTTTTACCAGATATTAAAGTCATTGATTTGCTTACAGGTATTTTTAAGCTGTTTAACTTGACTGCTTTTGAAGATGACAATGGTATTATCCAAGTTAAAACTCTTGATGACTTTTATGCAAGCAGCACAGCAGTCCATGATATAACTCCTTTTTTAGATAAAACCTCAACGACTGTTGATTCTGTTTTACCATTCAAAGAAATAGATTTTAAATATGAAGGCACAGATAGTTTTTTAGCTAATAATCACAAAGAAAAATTCTATACTGAATGGGGTGCTAATTACTACAACGCTCCAGAAAAATATGATGGTAAGGTGTATGATATTCAAGTGCCTTTTGAGCATTTTAAATATGAGCATCTTTTTGTAACAAACAATCTTGTAGAAACTGCATCTGATAGCGGTGTGCAATATGGATATTCAGTAAACGAAAGTCAACAGGCTTTCTTGGGTAAACCATTGCTGTTTTATGCTGCTAAATCAACAGCTACTATCAGAGCTTTAAACCTAACTAAAAGTGCAGGGGTTTCAATTACAAATCCATACATCCCCCTTAACTGTATCGGTACAGGCAGCACATTTTTATCTGGAAAGCAAAGTATAAACTTTAACGCTGAGTTTGATGAATTTTCTAGAGAAGTAAATCCTAAATCTTTATTTGAGACTTACTACAAAACTTATGTAGAAGATATGTTTGATGTTCGTAAAAGAATTACACAAGCAAAGGCATACTTACCAATGAGCCTTATATATAATCTAAACCTAGCAGATAAATTTATACTGAATAATAATGAGTATAGAATAAATAAAATATCTACAAACTTTGAATCTGAACAAAGCAGCTTAGAGCTTACAAATATATTTGAAGCACCTGTATTTAGAACCTTAAAAGCTATAGACAATAACTGTATAACAGTAGATACAACGCTAATAAGTACCGATAGTTTAAATATTACAGTCGATGCTGCGTGTGATCTAGACTTTACGATTCCAAATACAAATACAGGAGTGCCAACAAATGCAGTAAACAACCCTACAAGCTTATTCACAGACACAAGTTTAAAAGTTACACCACCAACAATAGCAGAAGACTTTGTTCCTGTTTCTACAACTACTTCGGTGTTTTTAAATCATAAAATAACAGATTTAGGTAAGGTAGGTCAAACACAGAAACTTGACGAATATGGATTCTTATACTCGACATCTTCTACTAACCTAAGTTCAACAGATGACATCGATACCCTAAAAGCTTTAGGCGGTGTGACAGTAGTTCCTTTTACGCCATCACTTGCAGTAGTTAAAATTTTAATAGATAGCGGAATTGCTATAAAAAGCACATTTGAAAAAACAGGACTAACTGATCCTGCGACTATTTACTATAGATTTTATGCAAGAACAAATATCGATCCTGCAAATGATAAGGCAGATGCAATTAGTGATGTTATTTCTGCCTCAACAGTTTCTGCTCCTGTAAGTCAATTTAAAAATACAACAGGAGAAAAATTAAGTAGTTACGTTGACTTCAATGGTAATGGGATGCTTTTAGCACACGCTAATGATTTAGGTTTAGCTTGGGGTGGCCCTTCTGGTGTTAGTGGAACTGTAATACAGCATCCATTTAATATGACACCTGAAATATCAAAAGGTATTGTTGAATGGTTAACAGGTGTAAGTAATCCAACACCTGGAACATTTTACGATTTATCACACACATTTAAAATTGTAGGTGCTAATGGTAGTGATAAAAGCTTTGAACTAAGCTATGGAAATATTACAGGAGCAAAAGCTGCGGTTATAGTTTTTGCAGGTGTAAGACAGACTGTACAAATATACGGAGGATCGCCGACAGGTAATTTCACACAAAATTCAGGAGATATAGTAATAGGAGAACCACCATTTAATGATTTAGAAAGCACATCAGGATGATAAAAGAAATATTAGAAATGCTAGAATTTGTTAAAGATGACACTAAAAATTTAGGAGAGTTATCTAAGATAGCATTAGGGAAAAATAAAATACCAGAATCAATGAATGAAATATTTCATCTAACAATTTTAAGAAATGGCAGAAGAAGTAAAAGTTAATTTAAAAGCTGAATTTGGCAGTCTTAGGAAAGACTTGCAAAATGTGAGTGATGAATTAGTCGATATAAAAGACGAATCAAAAAAAGCAAGTAAAGGTCTAGGCGGTATAAAAAAAGCAGTTACAGGAGTAGGTGCAGTTTTAACAGGTGGACTTTTTAAAGCAGGAGCTGTAATCTTCGAAAAACTCATGGAACTTTTTATGGGTAACCAAAGAGTAATGGATGCTATGGCTGTGGGTGCTAATATGCTACAAAAAGCTTTTAATGATTTAGTAGGATTTGTAACAGACTTTTCATTACCCACTTTTACAGAATTAAAAGACATAGTGATTCAAGGAACAATTGACAGGTTTAATGAATTGATGGAAGTTTTTGGATTAGTTGGTAAAGCATTTATGAAACTTGTCAAAGGTGATTTTTCTGGTGCTTTTGATAGTATAAAACAAGCAGGTAAAGAATCAATAGATGTATTTACAGGAGTTGATAAATCAGCAGAAAAAGTAACTAAAGCTGTTAAGGAATATGCAACAGAAACATTTAATGCAGCAAAAAATCAAGTTGATTTAAATAAACAAGCACAATTAGCTGAAGCACAGAATGCTAAGCTTTTATTACAATTTAGTCAAGAAGCAGAATTACAAAGACAGATTAGAGATGACACTTCACGATCTATAGAAGATAGAATTGCAGCTAATGAAGAATTAGGAAACGTCTTAGATAGACAAGCAGAAGTCATGATGGCTAATGCTCAAGATCAAGTCGATGCTGCACAGGCTGCTTTAGATTTAGACAAAGAAAATCTAGATTTACAGATAGCGCTTATAAATGCTCAGACAGCTCTTATAGATGTAGAAGAAACAGTTACAGGTTTCAGATCAGAACAGCTTACAAATACTAATTCTTTACTACAAGAACAAAAAGATTTGCAAGATGAAGTTTTACAAGGAGAAAAAGACTTAGCTGCTGAATCACAAAAAATAAAAGATGATGCAGAAGTCATAGATAAAGCACAAAAAAAAGATGCAGAAGCAGCAGCTATTGCCCAAGACAATGCAACACTAGGTAGGTTAGCAAATCTCGCAGGAGAAGGTTCTAAAATAGGTAAAGCGATGGCTGTGGCAGATGTAACTAGAGAAACAGTAAAAGGTGTTCAAAGTGCATTTACGACAGCACAATCTTCACCAATTACAGTCCTTTTTCCACCTTATCCATTTATTCAAGCAGGGATTGCAGCAGCTTTCGGTGCAAAATCAATACAAAGTATAATTAGCGGATCTAAACCATCTGTTTCTAGCGGTGGTGGTGGTGGTGCTTCTGCACCTGCTTCTGCTCCACCAGACTTTAATATTGTGGGAGCATCGCCAATAAATCAATTAGCAGAAACCATAGGTGGAGAAAATCAAAAACCAATTAAAGCTTTTGTAACGTCTTCAGATGTATCAACAGCACAATCATTAGACAGAAATATAATAGAATCAGCATCAATAGGATAAATCATGAAAATAATAGAATTAATACTAGACGAAGAAAATGAAGACAACGGAATTACAGCTATTTCAGTAGTCGAAAACCCTGCAATTGAAGAAGACTTTATTGCTTTAAAAAATCAAGAAGTCAAGTTTGCAGAACAGGATAAGGAAAAGCGCATTTTAATGGGTGCTGCTTTAATACCTAACAAGCCTATTTATCGTAAAAACGAAGAAGACGAATACTACATATTCTTTTCTAAAGAAACAGTCAGAAAAGCTTCAGAATTGTTCTTTATAAAAGGCAATCAGTCTGAATCTACACTAGAGCATAAAGTTGCCTTAGAAGGCCTTACAGTAGTTGAGAGTTGGATTGTAGAATCTGACAAAGATAAATCAAGACATTACGGAATGGAAGTTCCTGTTGGTACTTGGATGGTTTCAATGAAAGTCAACAATGATGAAGTCTGGAATGAATATGTAAAAAGCGGTAAAGTCAAAGGGTTTTCTATAGAAGCTTATTTCTCAGACAAAATGTCTAGACCTAAAGACAAAACCCTAAATGAATCTTTAGAAGATGAAGCTAATGAGCTTTTAGAAGAGCTTAAAGATTTCTTAAATAAAGAGAATCTAGAATCTTATTCAGATTATCCAGATGCAGTTGCAAATAACGCTAAAAGAGGCATTGATTTGAATGAAAAAAATAATAACAAATGCGCAACACAAGTTGGTAAAGTAAGGGCGCAGCAATTAGCTAAAAAAGAAGCTGTTACTGTTGAAACGGTCAAAAGAATGTTTAGCTATCTATCTAGAGCTGAAGAGTATTATGATGAAGGTGACACCCAAGCATGTGGCACTATCTCCTATTTACTGTGGGGTGGTAAAGCAGGCCTTAGATGGGCAGGATCTAAACTTCGTGAATTAGACTTATTAGAAGAAGACTTAAAAAAACCATGTCAAGCAGGCTATGAAATGATAGGATTTAAAATGAAAAATGGTCGTAGAGTGCCTAATTGTGTTCCGCTATCTGAGCAAAAACTAGAAACAATGGTAATAAATAAAGATTTCGCAATTATTGACGATAGACTAGCTTATTCAACACAAGAAAAAGCAGAAGAGATGGCTAAAAATATAGGGTGCGAAGGATTTCACACACATGATTTAGATGGTCAAACCTGGTTTATGCCTTGCCAACAGCATGCTATGTCAGAAGAAGAATATTTAAAATATAAATGTCCTCCTGGATTTAAAAAGGATTATAAAACAAAAAAATGTGTTCGTAAATGAAAAAAAAACAAAAAACTGTCAGTAGAACATCGCCAAAAGGTGGCAGAAGAGGTTGCTTGTGTAAAGATCGTAAAACATACCATAAAGACTGCTGTACAGGCGAAGCACATGCACAAGGAATAGGTGCTGTATAAAAAAAATTTAAAAAATATGACCGATTTTCTGACCTCAAACGTATATATAAGTATAATAATATAAATACATGAAATCACTCGAAATAATAAACCAAATAAAAGGCATTCTTGGAATAGAATTGTCTGAGGAAAAAGTGGTGTTGGCAACTATGAAGTTAGACAATGGCACGGAAATCGAGGCTGAAGAATTTGCTAAAGACAAAGAAGTATTTATCGTAGGTGAAGAAGGTGAGAAAATTGCCCTTCCTGTAGGTGAGTACACTTTAGAAGATGGCAAAATCTTATCAGTTGTCGAAGAAGGTTTAATTGCTGAGATCAAAGAAGAGGCTGCTGAAGAAGAAGCTGTTGAAGAACAGGCTGAAGAAGAAGTAGAAGCTGAAGCTGAAGAAGCTAAAATCAAGTCTAAGACTGAATCTACACAAGTTGTTTATGCAACTAAAGAAGAAGTTGATGACATGAGATCAATGATCGAAGAAATTAAAACTTTACTAGAGAAAAACAACACAGTTGAAGAAGTAACAGAAGAAGTTGCTGACCTTGAACTATCTGCTGAAGTTGTAGAGCCAATCGCTCACAATCCTGAAGCAAAAACAGAAATATTAAAACCACATCGTGATACAGATTCAAAAATGTCACGAATTAGAGAACTTATTTATCAAAACAATTAATCATGCCGACAACAAATACAATAAATTCAAGTTTCAGCGGAAAGGCAGCCTCAGGCTATCTTGAGGCAGCTTTGCTATCTGGAAAAACACTAGATTCTGGTGCAGTTGAAATTAAAGACAATATCCAATACAAGGAAGTTATCAGAAAATTTGCTTCTGATGCTAACTTAATTAAAGCAGGAAGCTGTGATTTTACAGCGACAGGAACTTTAACTACAACAGAAGTAGTTCTTACCCCTGCTGAGATACAAGTAAACCTACAATTATGTTCACAATCTTACAGAAGCTCATGGGATAGCTTACAAATGAAAGGCATCAATTCTAAATTACCACAATCTTTAGGTCAATTTATGCTTGAGCATGTAGTTAAAAAAGTAGCTGACGGAATGGAAACTGCTGTATGGCAGGGAACAACAGGCGGCGATATTCCTTTCGATGGATGGGAAGTGCTTGCAGCAGCAGATGCAACAGTTGTAGACGTTGCAAAATCAGCAATTACTGCAGCTAACGTAACAACTGAGCTAGGTAAAGTAGTCGATGCAATTCCTACAACTGTTTACGGACACCCAGATTTATATATCTACGTTCCAACTGCAATCTATCAAGCTTATATCAGAGCTTTAGGTGGCTTTGGCGCAGCTGATTCTGCTAATTCAACAACAGGGGTTGATGGCAAAATGAATACTTGGTACAGAAACCAACAAGAGCTTTATTTTGATGGAATCAAGTTACTTCATTGTCCAGGAATGACTGCTACTGATATGATTGCTACAACTAAAGAAAACCTTTTATTCGGTACTTCTTTATATAGCGACTTGAATCAGGCATCAATCATTGACATGGGGCCTATCGATGGAAGTCAAAATTCAAGAATCGTTCTTAGAGGTTCTGCAACAGCAGCACTAGGATTTGGTTCAGAGGTTGTTTTTTACTCTTAATATTAACCATAGTGAAGGGGGTGTAAAAACCCCCCTAACTATCTAAAACCCAAAAATATGGCTTGTAATGTAACTCGTGGAAGAGCAATAAACTGTAAAGATGTACAGGGCGGCATTTCTGCAATATATATAACTGATTTTGGGGGGTTGGGTACTATAACAGAGAGTTCAGATCAAATTTCTGATATGAGCGGTTCGTTTACTGCATTTAAATATGATGTAAATGGCGCAGGAAACAGTTTTACAACAACTGCAACTAGCTCAAAAGATACAGGAACTGCTTTTTTTAGCACAACACTTTCTTTAACTCTACCAAAACTTTCAAAAGAAGATAACGCTGAATTAAAGCTCCTAGCTTTCGGAAGACCACATATAGTGGCTGCTGATCGTAACGGAAATGCTTTTTTAATCGGTAAAGTAAATGGATGTTCACTAACAACCGCAACTATGGTTTCTGGCGATGCTAGAGGCGATATGAGCGGATATACAATGGAATTTGTGGCAGATGAAGCTTCTGCTCCAGATTTTATTAACGGTGCAACAACAGGTAATCCATTTGCAGGAATGAGTAGTGCTACTGTGACTGTCACAGCAGGTACTAACTCTTAAAATTTGTGTTTTGTTCAGGGTGGCTATCATTTATGGTGCTGCCCTACAAAACATATTAAAAACAAAACATGAAGAAAAAAACACAAATAAAATTTAAGCCATTTGACAGTTTAGAATGGAATGAAGTAAGTCAAGAACAGGTCAAGGAAGTTCTATCTGAAGCTGATTTTAAAAAGCTCAAAAAAAACAAGGTTTACAATTTAAACACAGGAACATTTAAAATTGAGCCATGATAGTTTTAGACAGAACACAATCGAGCCACACATTAAGCATAATTCCTAGAAGTTACACACCGACAGGAGATAATATTTTTAAAGTCGTGATAACAAACGAAGAACAAAACACAGAAGTACATAATGCGACAGTAAGCAGTTTAACAGCATTAAAGTACTATTATACATACACAGCAAATTTAGGTCTTGATTCTGCTAAAGACCAGACTTACATTCTAGAGGTTTCAAACACAGCTACTTCGAAAGTCATTTACAGAGATAAAATCTTAGGTACTGACCAGAGTGTGAGCACATATTCTCCAAACACAGGCAAGTTTGTACAAAATGCAACTGCTACTAATGACTATTTGATTTATGAATAGCGATTTTCACATATTAAATTTAGCAGCGTATAAAACGCCAGAGGTTTACGAAGATCCGCATAACGATTATGTGTCTTTTGGGGATAATAACAACTTTTATCAAGAATTAATAGATGCCTATTTAAACTCACCAACTACCAATAGTATTATAACAGGTGTTGTAGGACAAATATATGGTAAAGGCTTTGATGCTCTTGATTCTAATAGAAGACCAGACGAATTTGCATCCTTTAAAAACTTATTTAAAGCTTCTGATCTAAAGCGTGTATGTTTAGACTATAAGCTACTAGGTGAAGCGGCGTTTCAGGTAACGTATAAAGGCGGTAAAGTAGCACAAGTATCACACTTTAACAGAGAAACATTAAGAGCCGAGAAATGTGACGATAAGGGCAAAATAAACGCCTATTATTATAGTCCTAATTGGGCAGAACATAAAGATGGGGATAAATTAACTAGAATCCCTGTATTTGGTTCAGGTGCTGCTAATGAAATATATATAATTAGAAAGCATATCCCATCAATGCACTACTATAGTCCTAGCGATTGGGTGTCAGCACTTAATTATAGTGTTTTAGAATGTGAAGTTTCTGAGTATTTAGTCAATGAAGTAACAAATTCTTTTTCTGGAACGAAATTAGTATCGTTTACAAACGGAGTACCGACAAGCGAAAAGCAAATCATGATTAAAAATGAGATCATGAACAAACTCACAGGTGCTAATGGCGAGAAAGTAATTGTTTCTTTTAGTGATTCTCCAGAGAATAAAACTACAATAGAAGATATTTCTGTAAGTGATGCAGCAGATGTTTATCAATATATAGCTGAAGAATGTACAAGAAAACTGCTTTTAGCTAATAGGATCACTTCGCCTTTACTTGTTGGAATAAGAGATGGCAATAACGGACTAGGAAGCAACGCTGAAGAAATTGAAAATGCACACAATCTTTTTGATAACGTAGTAATTAGACCTTATCAGAATGATATTATAGATGCGATAGACGATATTCTAGCAGTAAATGGTATTGCACTCAAAATATATGTTCAGACTTTAACGCCGATTGAATTTACAGATGAAACCTTAGTTACTGAAGAACAAAAAGAAGAAGAAACAGGACAAAAGCTATCAAGTGATGTTGATGTGCATACAGAGGAGCTTGTGAATGAGCTAGGAGATAATGAGAAAACGCTTTTTGATTTAGGTTATGAATTAGTAGATGAAAGAGAGGTTGATTACGACCAGGAAGAAAACCTAGATAAGCAAATTCAAATGGCTTCAGTTCCAAAAGGTCGAGCAACAGCTCCTAGTGATTTAGATGGTGAAACCAAAGAAGGTTTTAAATACTTAGTGCGCTATCAATATGCACCGCTTTCTGTAAAAGATAATTCTAGAGAGTTCTGCAAGAAAATGGTTCGTGCAAAAAGGGTATATCGTAAAGAAGATTTAGACAGAGAGTTTAAAGGAAACAAAGAATTTAATCCAACAGGTGGCTCAAGCTACAACCTATTTCGCTATAAAGGAGGAGTTAACTGCACGCATTTTTTTCAAAGGAAAACCTATCTATTAAAAGACGATAGAAAAATTGATCCTAATAATCCAAATGCTGCAAAAGACTTGATTTACAAAACAGAAATAGCAAAAAAAGGTATAAAAGCTCCTAGCAAAAGCGAAGAGCCTGCAATTGTAAGTGAAAAAATGATAGACAGACCAGATAAAGGAAGAAAAAACTAAGATATGGCAGAAGTATTATTTGTTAGTAAAGAAGATATTGTGAGAAGGTCGCCTATAATGGATGGTAATATAGATGCGGACAAAATAGTGCCTGCATTACATCTTAGTCAAACACAGTATTTAAGAGAAATTATAGGAACAGATTTATATAACTATTATGTAGCTGCAATTACGGCTTTGATTGGTTCTGGAACGCCAATACCAACAAATCATAAAAACCTTCTAGACAATTTTATTAAACCCATCTTGATCCATCTAACAACTGCCGAGTTTTTAAAATCAGCAGCTTATTCGGTATCAAATGGCGGAGTATTTAAAAGAACAAGTGAAAATTCTAGT